AAGAAGTATCAATGATCGATGAAGGATCGATGAAGGATGATGATGACAAAATTCATAAAGCTCCAACGAAGCGGCGTCAATAGTTATTACATCCATAAGGCTGAATAATCGTTACCGTGACCATTCCTGAAAGGAAAACTATGGTTGAAATGACTTTCTCTCAAGCAATGTCCGAAACCGTCAAAGAAGCTAAATCTCGCAACCGCCGATGTTATCTATACAAAAGCAAATCTCAGGGTTTCCTTGTTTCAGTCCGGTACTGGAATGATTGGCTATTTCAAGCATATCCAGGCGGCAGGCAACAACTGTCGGTTCGTGGAGCGGAGTACATGACAAAGGAGTCGAAAATGGAATATAGCATTGCTCATCAAAAAGACCCAAATCTTGATCCCGAACATGATGTATTTCCTTGGAATGATCCCGTAGCCCCAAACTGGGACGGAAAATCTGGCGATCGCACAGCCGGCAGCCTGCGCAGGTGCCCTTATTGTGGCTCAATGCACCCCGCCGACGTGGCTGCTGCAATTCGAGCTGGAGCGAAGGGCGAATGGGCTGACCAGAAATACGGCTGGCCGCACAAGGCGTATTTCACGGACGTCCCCAATCCACACGCGGGGATGTTGGAATCCAGGGCGTCTGCAAATTTTCAGCCTAAGCCGGACTGGATAAAGGTTGGTGAGCGCGAATGGAGAGAACCCGGTGAGCCGGCACCCAAAACAACAGACGGAAAATTCTATACTGTTCACCTACAGGACGCCACCCCGGAGGATCGGGCCAACATCGAAGCGCACCTAGGACTAACCTTTACGTTCCACGACAACGGAAAAGTTGAGTGGCATCCTGTCCCGCCCGAAGTGAAAGGATACTGAGATGACGAAAAAGCAGATCGTGCACAATTTTGGCGACGGACGCGGAGAGATACTGGCCCATCAACACATCAACCCGGACGGGTCTATCGGCGGTTGGGTAGCCAATTCCGTTGAAATATCCGCCGAAGCAAAAGTATTCATCGGCAAGAAAGTCGTCTTTTCTGGATATTGGAAAACTTATATCCGGGGCGGCGACTTCTGGGGCGGCACCTTCCGGGGCGGCGACTTCTGGGGCGGCACCTTCCGGGGCGGCGACTTCCGGGGCGGCGACTTCCGGGGCGGCACCTTCCGGGGCGGCGACTTCTGGGGCGGCACCTTCCGGGGCGGCGACTTCTGGGGCGGCACCTTCCGGGGCGGCGACTTCTGGGGCGGCGACTTCTGGGGCGGCACCTTCCGGGGCGGCGACTTCCGGGGCGGCACCTTCCTGGGCGGCACCTTCCGGGGCGGCACCTTCCGGGGCGGCGAAATAAAAACCAACCGAGATTTCTCGGTATTCGCCTGTTTTGGAAGCCGGAACGACTTTCTAACTGTCCAATTCGAGAAAGACGGCCCGCTGTTCACGACTGGATGTCAGACCCGCATCACCCTGAAGGAATTTACCGACCGGGTTGAGAAAACCCACGGAAAGAATACCTGCGGCCTGGAATACCGCATCCTGATCAAGACCGTCAAGGACCTGTGGAAAATTCGCAAGGCCGAATTGTTCCCGGAGACGAAGAAATGACCTCCCCCATCTACGACCGTCTTATGTCCGAAGTTGACGACGACCTGGAGCGCCAGGTACTCCACGTCCTGCTGACCCATACCGGAGAGCGCGCCAGCCGTCAGGCCCTTGTATCGGCAGTATTCGACATCGCTGTCGACCCCTACGTCCGTGTCTACAACGGTGGAGGGAAACGCGCCGGGAAGGTCTTGAGCGGGAAAGTCAATGCAAGTTGTGGCGCAGTCACAACGCGGCCCTGGCCAATATGCGCCCTGTGCCCGAAGTGAAAGGATGATGAGATGAGCAAGAATGAACGCGAAACAATAACAATCTCGTTTGTTGGCTCAAAGAAATTCAAACAACTCCTGGTGGATAAGATCCATGATCTCTTGACCAGTGAAGACATTTTTGAAGAAGTCGCAAAACCAGGTTGTGGATTCACTTTTGAAACCTCGGTCCGTCCGAGCGAGGAAGGATGATGATGAAAACCCTGACCCTTACTCAACCCTGGGCGACGCTAGTCGCCATCGGAGCGAAGAAGATCGAGACTCGCTCATGGTCCACGAACTACCGCGGGCCACTGGCAATTCATGCGGCGAAGGGCTTCTCGACATGGGCGAAAGAAGAATGTTGGGACGTGGATTTTTGTGTTCCGCTCAATAACGCCGGATATAAAATTTTCGACATGGATACCGGGGCGACCGACCTGCCTCTCGGCGCGGTGATTGCTACATGCGAGTTGGTGGATGTGATCCGTATCTATGCCGATACTGATATTCCCGGAAAGCCTGAGTTGATGTTCGGTGATTACACAGTAGGGCGCTACATGTGGAAACTGGAGAACGTAGTGTGCCTGCCCGAACCTATCCCGGCAAAGGGTTCACTCGGCCTTTGGGAATGGTCTCGGTAAGGGTAATTACGAAAGGAAACCATGAAACAGGTCCCTATAAACATCAAGGTGAAGTTCGCCGGCGAAACATTCCGTACTAAGAAAGATCGCAGCGGTATGAAATTTGCCCTGTCTGCTGGGATTGCATTCTGCGGCCATACGGTCATATTGAGCATTGGAGCGATCGGAGCGTTTTGTCTGGCCAGTTTCATGCAACCCGTGAAGATCGGATCCGGCTGGTCAAACCCGTGCGCCTTCGCCTGCCGGCTCATCGGCCTGGTGATGTTTCTTCTGGCTTTGGTGTCATTTTTCTATGCTGTGTGGGGTCTGCTGGCCGGCAGTTGGCGTGCAGTATGGGATGAATACGTTGACCAATGCCGGAGACTCGATGAGCGGAATACAGGCATTAGGTGATGACCAATGGGTTGCTATGAGATCATCGGCACGGGGGCAGGTATGGCGATTGCGTGGTTGCTGGTCATGACAACGCCAATCTCGTCGCCCTGGTCTGGCCGGTTCGCACTTTTGGCGATCTTCGCCACGCTCCTGTTCGTCAAAGCCTGCAAGCCCGGAAACGGGGCGCTGGCCCCGAAGGGCAATCGAAGAAAGAATGATAAAAGGTAACCAATGGAAAAAGAGACTGAACTAGCCGCCGTTGTGGTTGCGTGGTTGATCGAACAAAACTGGACGGTTTATCAAGAAGTCCAGTTCCAAAACCGGGGCGGCGTGGCCGATATCGTTGCCGTGCGCAATGGGATCGTCTGGATTATCGAATGCAAAACCCGATATTGCTTCGATGTGCTCTTACAAGCCTCGGAATGGCCCGTGCATTACCGATCGGTTGCCGTCCCCTGGGCACGCGATGGAAGAGATTACCGGGTAGCCAAAGATTACTACCAGGTAGGTGTATTGGAAGTCAATCGAGACCATGTGCAGGAAGTGATTCGCCCGAAAGCTTTTATCAAGAATCACCAGACGGTCAAAAAATACCTGGCGCAGCTCACCGAATTACACAAAACTTTCGCTTTGGCCGGCTCGAAGGGCGGCCAACACCTGACACCTTACAAACAGACCATGATGGACGTGCGTCGGTTCATCGAGAAACATCCTGGATGCACAGCTAAAGACCTGTTCGACGAATATGGCGAAATGCACTATTCGTCTCCCGCATCTTTCAAGGGGAACATCGTCAAGGCTTTAGCGGATTTTGAGCCGTGGTGCCGGGTAGACTATTCGACCAAACCTTGCCGGTTATTCATCAAGGAACAGGAGCCTGCATGACCTACGAACCCAAACTCTCTCACGCCATCTTCGTCCTGCTCCTGGGCGCGGCCCTGATCATCTCCGGCACGCTCTGGCGCAATGTCGCCGCCTTTGCCCTGTTGGTTGCGGGCGCAACTTGCTGGGCGCTCGTGCTGCTCGTCTGCGTCCTGCTTGTCATCGGCGAACGCCGGAAATATATCGACGCCGTGTCAATGCAGGTCCGGGAGTTGCGCCAAATGGACCCGGAACAGTGGAACGCTCTCGGCCTGATCCATTTGCCTTATCTCAACATTGTTTGGACCGGAGAGACTTCGGTCATATGGGAGGGCGTGGTCCCGATGGAGTATTTCGATCATTTCATGAGAACCTCCAACGATGCGCAGATCTCTCCGGAGCGGGGCTGGAACTCAACCGAGTACCCGGCCCGGATATGGACGCAGATCTATGGCCGGCTTCTACAGCTCGGCTTCATCGTCCCGGACAGCGCCGCCGGCAATCATTCCTACCGCTGGCAGCCTGGAGCGGTCGCAGAGCTGTGGGCACGCTACCTAACGCCGCACCTGATGGAGCTTTCCCCCTCCCCCACCGCAGAAAGCGCCCTGTTCGACTCCAGGAATGGCCCAGAGACGCAAATCGGCGGTACGGAAAGGATTATGCCGTGAAAAAGTTCAATCCCCTGACACTGCCCTACATGGCCGCCATCGCCCAGGCGCTCCAATTTGCCCACGCCGGCTACGTCTACATCGGTTGGATCGGGGCGATCATCGGGACGGCGGTCGGCGTGACCGTCTCCTTCTCGGTCGCCACGGCGGCTTCCCGGATCTCGGACATCTCCCAGAAGCGGAAAGCGCTTGGGTACGTCTCGCTGATCACACTCCTGCTCATTTCGCCCGCCATGATAGCACCGGCCGCCTGGCTCTCATTCGGTTCGATCCCGGTCCCGTGGGCCCGGATCCTGGCGGCGGTCGTCTGGGCGGCAGCTCCGGACCTTGCGATCGTATTGTCGGGTGCCATTGCCGGCAAGTCCCTGGTGCAGTCCGACAAGCCGGCCGCAGTTGTCACCGTCAAGGCAAAACCTGCCCGCAAGATGGCTGTCAACCACGTCAGCAAGGCCGAGCTTGTCGCTTACTTGCAGGACAATCCGGGAGCAACCAACGCAGCAGTTGCCCGGCATTTCGATGTATCCCGGCAGGCAATTGCCAGCCGGAGAGAATCCATATTGGAAGAGATTGCGGAAGGGAAAAACTGATGAGCGCACTTGATGAGCAAGTAGCTTGGCACGACGAGACGTGTTGGTGCGAAATGGCAAAGGACTACCGCTCCGAGAAATGCACCTGCGGACAGCGCGAAGCCGCCGCCGAACTAGCCCACCTGCGCGCGAAACTGGAAGCCTGCAAAACCGCCGTGCTGTGTGTCCTGGCCGACGCCGAGCACAAAGGCTACACCACGGCCGATACGCTCAATCTGTGCCAGGAGGCCGCCCGTGCCGCGCTGGACCTACCCCCGGAAAGTGAGACGAAATGAGTGATATTGAGTACGAAAAAATGAAGGCAAGAAAAGACGCGTTGGTCAAGGAAGAGGAAAATCGATTTATTATTCTTGGCTATAACGCCGGGCTTGAGTGGGCAGCGGGCTGGATTACCGGGGCATTGAGCGGCTATCCTGATAATCTTGTCGAATGGGCAAAAGCCCAAGCAATGACCCTTCGGGCGGCCAAAAAAGATATCCCGCAAGAGAATTTCTTCGATGCCGTTAGAAATGACCCAACGATGTCACAGGAAATGAAAGACTATTGGCTGGCTCAAGAGCCGAAAGAGCCGAAGCCATGAGCGCACTGGACGAACTGCAAAAGAAATACGACGCCGGTACCCTCGACGATGTGGAGTTGGCTATCTGGTGGTTTGCCGGATTTGATAAATCATATAACGCCGGGAAAGTCGATCACGCAGAAGCGGCCGCGAAGAAATATGCCCAGCTCGTCGCCGCCGATGCAGATGCCGCGGAGCTGGCTGCTGCCTGCGAGCATATCCGGTCCGCCTGTACGTCTGATTCGTTCGTGAAGATCCAGGGAGATCTGATTGGCCAGGTCATATTTGGGGGAGCAGCTGAACACATCGATGCAGCGCTCGCGGCCCACGAAGCCAGGAAGGCGGGGAAGTGAACGAACCAAGCGAACTCCTGACCGACGAACAAGTAAGAAGGTGGAGAGTGGTTTTAGCCCTTCAATTCGGGCCTTTTGCTTACGCTCTAACTCGTTCCGAAATCCAGATGATTAGAAATAAGATACAGGCGCAATTATCGAAGGACAGTCAGGTTTTGCCTTGCACCTGTGACCCCGCCAAAAACGGAACGACCACACATACCGATGGGCGAGTAACCTGCAACAAATGCCAAAGGGAGCGAAAATGACCCGCAGTAAATACAACGCCCGTAAAACCGAAGTGGACAGCCACACCTTCGACAGTCTGGCCGAGAGCCGCCGCTACAGTGAATTGAAGTTGCTGGAAAAGGCCGGCGAGATCTCCGGGCTCGAACTCCAACCCCGCTATCCTATCGTCGTGAACGGGGTCAAGGTCTGTGAGTACCGGGCAGACTTCCGCTACTTTGACCGTGGCCAGCAGGTCGTTGAAGATGTCAAGGGTTTTCGGACCGATGTCTACCAGCTCAAAAAGAAGCTGGTCAAGGCTTGCTATCTGATCGACATTATGGAGGTGACCGCATGACCCCACCACAACCACCGAGCACGAACTCTACCCCACGTTTCTGCGCCTGCGGGGCTTTCCTGGGCGACCTGGTCACGATCGAGATGGACGGGGCGACCGTGACGATCTTGAAAGCCGGCTCGATCAACATCTACAATATCGGCAACGCCGAGTGTGGCAAATGCGGAGCGCCGATCTACCATTCGGTGAATTTGCACAAGTTGCTTCGGCTGATCCGCCTGACGGGGAGAGAGGTGAACGAGGAAGAACTCACAAAGACGGGATAGGAAGAAGTGACCGGCCCAAACAGGCCGGTCTTTTGTTCTACCAGCGCCGCGCCTGCATGAATGCGGCCCACATGTTTTGAGTGGGGGTGCCACCTGCGTATGCCTTCATCGCAGCGACAAGGGCGGGCGAGAATTCTGTCAAGAGATTTTTGAAGGTGGAAACCGAGCAATGGGACGTGGTGGTATTGGCGTTTATGGCGGACTCATAGCTCGCCAGGTCCAACTCGGGGTTTTGCTGCGAAAGTTGCTCGTTGATCTGTTCGAGTTGATCCAGACCGGCGCATATATTATTGACCGCGTTGACGATCTGTTCTGCCGAATGGATGGCGACTGACGTTTTATCTATGGACATGGTTACCTCCTGAAAGTGGCGGGGGAGGCATTGATGAGAGCGTGAACCCCCTGAGAATATTAGGAACTAATAAACCTTTGGATATCCCTGCTCGTACTCGAAGGTCCATTTGGGTCGATACGATGCAGTGGACGCACTGGAAGAATAATACTCGTACAGGTCGTTCGATTCCGTGTCTGCCTTGAAAAGAAACCCATACGTGGGCAAAAGGCCATCAAACATTTGTTGTACTTCGGCGACCCCGGCATTGCTGAACTGGAATACCTTGCCCGTGTTCATCGTCTCGGCATCGCTGACGGAGACGTTTCCGGCTTCAACGGAGTTTATATCGGCAGCACCCCCGCCGCCAGCCGTACCCCAGGCATTGGTTCCGTCATATTTATTCCAGGTCGCCCCGCCTTCGGTCCAGTTGCGCAAACAACGAAACCAGCGCACGATGCGAGTATTTAAGGAATAATCGGTCTGGAACGTCAACGTTAGACTAACGGCCGTCAGTTCTGCTCCTGCCGGTAAGCCAGTAAAGTCTGGTTTTATCAGGGTGCGCTGGCAGTTCGTCCCCGTTCCCTGTTTGCCTATGTCCAGTTTGGCATCAGTGCCAAAATTGGTATCGGGGGTATCGCCGGTAATACGGGTATCGACGGCGGTGGTTTCATCGGGTTGGTTTATAAGAGTGGTCATATCATCCTTTACTACGGCAGGGCATATACATGTGTGATGATTGCGTAGGTCACGCCGGTACCGGATACGGTCACTTCGGTGTTGATGATATTTCCGGTCGCAACATCGTCGTGAGACGTGTCGATCACGGCGGGCGTGGCTGCGGTAGACGAATCATATTCGCCCTGGTCGATGGTCAGGTTTGTGCTCAACATGTTGGTCGTGCCGTTCTGGATCGTGAACGTGGGAATTCCAGACGAGGACGACCCCGCAGATCCGTCCGTCCCGCAGTTCGCGGCGACCTCCACCAGGTTCATCCCGTTCAGGTACGACGCTATTCTGTATTTCGCCCGGTGGGATGTAGTAAGCGCGGCCGAGCCATTTAAGGCGAAGGTTTTTTCGCAGAAATCACGGCCTTTCAGCCACGTGAAATTGTCTTCGTGTTGGTTCATCTGTGCCGCGGTGAGCGGATCACCTACCGCGAATGTGTGAAGGGCGAAAGCCATTATGCACCTGCCTTTTGTTTTTCGATCTGTTTCTCGGCGAACGCCCGCAGTTCCTCGACAGTCTCGCCGTATTGCGAAACCTGTGCCCGGCCATGCAGACCGAACAGGGCCGCCGGATACCATGAGCGAAAGTTGTTATCGTCGATCGGGCGCAGAATGTTCTCGATCTCTTCCGCTTCAGGAGGCCACGCGATCAGGTACTGCCGCCCATCGCTGATGGCTTTGGCTTCGGCGGCTTCGCGCAGTTCCCAGTCCGGCACGTCACGCCAGATGGTTTGCTCCCCGGCGTGCAGCGTCTTGGTGGTGAATGGCTGCTTGGCGACCGCATCTAACCCAGCGCAACAGTTCCGGCAAATGAACTTGAGCGTTCCGCGCTCGACATAATTCGCCACGTGGCAGTCCGGGCACTCGACCAGCCAGCGGCCCCAATTGTAGAAAGCGTGGGCATATTTCAATTTCGGCTCATTGTTTGGCATATCGTTATCCTTAGAACGTCAACGGATCGGCTCCATTTAGAAGGCTGTAGGTGTTGGACGGACCAGATAGGCGAAACGGGGATGTGCCCGAGGCGGGTTCGAGATTACCGTAGGTCACTTTCAAGATCCCGCCCGGTTGTATCTCCCATTTGACCGAACCGATAAAGTACAGGCCGGAGATCCCGGTCACTGGCTCGATGATCTGGATGCAGGAACCGACATCGCAGTTGACCGCGTAACCCATGAAGGCATTGCTCTTGTTGGCGATGTAGGATACCGCCTCGATGAAATACATCGGATTTTTGCGCTCCGCCTTGATCGCATCGGCGAAATCCTGCGCCATGTTCTTGCTGTCCTGCCAGATCAGGTCGTACCGATACGGATGGCGGTTGTAGGCGGCTTTTGATGCCGCATCGACCGAATTGGCCTCGACCGGGTTGTAGTCATAGATGCCCTTGCCGCGCAGGTAGAACCCGGCCAACAGATAGCCTGTGCTGGTGTGGGTGCTGGTGGCAACCACGGAGGCCGAGTTTCCGCCCCAAGTAATGGTAAAAGTGATCTTCGAGTTCAGGTCACTACCCGAACCCGACACAGACGAAAAATTGAAATTCACTCCGGCAACAGGTGGGTCTTCCTGCGAGCCGTCCACCATACTGGTGCGTCGCCCGGCCCCGCTTGGGTCGGTGTAGGACAAAATGAACGCCGGGTTGACACCGGGACGAATGGTGATCTCGTTGTTGGCGGTCGCCAGGTGTTGCAGTGAACCATCCACCGTCACCGGATGCGAGACGGTCGTGATGTCATTGAGGATGTAATCGAGGGCGCGGCGGGGGGTGAGTTCCACCATTGTTCCGTTGAACACGGCGGCCACGGTCGCCATTGAGCGGGTCTGGCGGGTCTGATAGTTATAGGTTTCGCCGTCCGTGCCATCGCCGGTCAGGAAACCGTAGCTTTTGTCGGTCTGGTGAAGTTTCTGCAGAACGTTGATGGTGGCGTCGTACTCATCCCGCACCCCGAACAGGAGCCGGGAATACGTCTCGATCCCGGTGGCCAGGCTGGTATGCTGCGGAGCGATAGTCATGCCGGCCAGTACGGTGGCGATGGCCTGGTCGATGCGCTTGCCGGTCTGGACGGGCACCTGTTGCATGGTGTTTGCGGCCAGGTCATCGAAATAATCTACGCAGGTCACCGGAGTTGTGCGTGGGCCGTATATTCCCGGCGATGGGGGAGCGGTCTGCACCTTGCTGCGTAGTTGGTATTTATCCACCCCGCCAAACGAGAGTTTCAGGCGGAACAACGCCCCGAGATCGAACCCGGCGCGACAGCTGGCGTGACCAGGTGAGTAGTAACCGACCACGTGGCCCGAATTGCCTATATCGTTTTTCAGGGTGAATTGCAGGGTTCCGGTGGAGGCCATCCGGTCATCGGGCAGGTTGCCTGTATAGCCGTGTTCAGCCGTGACCCCTTCCGCCGCGTGAAGATCGGGCTTCACAGAAGTCCAGGAGCCGCCTAAATATCCCTGCAAGTCATAACTGAGATCGGTCATTCGCTGCTACTTTTGTCTCGAAAAGTCGTATAATAGAGTAGGAAGGTAGGTGGATATGAAAATCAGACTGTTCTTGCTTGCCATGCTCGTGACCTTGTTTTTGTCGTTCTCTGCTCGTCCAGTGGCGGCGATGTCCTATAAATGCACTTGGACAATGACCGGTTATGGACCTGTATGCGTTCCGGTTGCTCCGGCCGTTCCCACACCTCCCGGACCTCGATAGATTTACTGCCGTAGTACCTTCGCCAACTTGCCAACAAGGGAAGCGTCGCGGGCCACTAGTTCCCGGCGCAAACCTCTTATCTCATACAGCAGGGCCGCCGCATCATTGGCGGCCTTTTGCGTTCCTTGTTGCGTCGCCTGAGTGGTTTGTTTTCCGCTCTGGCTGATTTGTTCTGCGGCTTTCGTCACGGCCGTTGTGGACGAGGCGGTGGATTCCTGCGCCTGTGCGACGGACTGAACGGCAGTTTGAATTGCCTGAGAAACGGACGTGACCTGCCCGGAAGAGGAAGAGCCAGGAGACGAACTTTCTTTGCTCCCGTTTCCGCTACTACTACTGGGAGGAGCTGACATCGGAACGGCTGACGGAACGGGAATGCCACCGCTTCCGGGCTTGGAAACGGCTACAGCGGTCGGTACAGAACTGCCCGACGACACCGGCACCCAATGTCCACCCGCCCAGAACCCGCCCCCGTCCAGCCTGTGCGCCCCGTCCAGCATCCCGGCGCGTTTCATCTGATCCGCCTGCGCGTGGGGGATGACGTGATTCCCAATGATGACTTCGGCGGTATTAGACCAGCCCGTAGGACCTTCACCGACGATGACGGGCCGGCCAGCGGCGTTCGCCATGTCGCCGCCCGTTGCGCCGGTATATACCCCGCTGGGTTTCTGTCCTTTGCTACCATTGTTCCAATACGCTTTCCATGCCGCATTAATGTCGCTTTGTGACTGCACCGTTGAATAAATAGCGCTGTGGTTGGTTGGGTCGTAACCTATTACCTTAGGCGTGTTGGCTTGCGACGCAACGTAATCACTTGCGGTGGTTTGGCCGGTTACAGCATTGCCACCATTCCAACTACCCCCGCCAGACCAACCACCCATCTCCTGCGACCACATCTGGATCACGATCTGTTTCGTGATGGGTTTGTTGCCCCACTCCTGCATCGCCACATCGAAATTGTGCAGGTGGACTATCATGTCAATTTGCGTTTGGTCTAATATCCCGAACGCCATTCCCACGGCAATGGTACGGTCGTCGGTTTGCCCAAGCGTTTTGACCAGATCCAAATACACCCCGTTCATGTCCGACACATAACCAACCTGTTTATCAAGAGACGCGTTCAGTTGATCGGCTCCAATGATTTGGGATTGATTGGTATATCCAGCCGTATCCGCGGTCATCGCCTCGGCGACTTGGACCTGTTTCAATAAATTCAGCCGTTCCTCGTCTATGGTATTCCCGGTAATGCGTAAATGATTGCCCTGTTGTAGATTTTCGTTGAATATGGTCATCACGCCTGTTTCGGAGACGGTCAAATCCAATCCTGCCGCGCGGGCACGCGTCTGCAAGGTAATAAGATCGGTCTCGTCTTGTAGGCTATTGATGTACCATTTACGGGCACTGGATACCTGTTGAGACGATACAAACTCTGCCGCTTTGGCCTTGTTCATATCAGCCCAGGCGTTTTTCAATTTTATGGTTTGGCCGGTATAGGTCTCAAGTTGCGCTTCCGCCTGTCCGCCATAGCGCCTATTGAGTTCATCCAGCACCATAGCAAGAGCCTTGCCGGAATCGCCCGCCTTGACCATATCGGAAAAATTAGCCTTGAGTGCTGCCGAGAATCCCCACGAGCGCGGGATAACGCCCGTCTCAAGCGCGCGTCCGATACTGTCGGCGGTGTCGGCGACGTTCCCGCCCACCTGCGTCATATTGACCGCAACCTTCATCACTTTATCGAGACTGTCCGCGCCGATATTGCCGAACTTCAGTAGGGTGTTATAACCCTGCACCAGTTGGGTATCGTCGAACACGGAGATTTTTTCCAGCGCGCCTACCGCTATATCTATTTTCCCAGCGGAGATTTCCGATTCTCTCCCCATTGATTTTATAGAGGCTTCGAGTTGCACATTGGCAAGTTGCCACGCGGCCGCCTCGGTTACACCGAGTTTGATTGTGTCCGTGACAAATTTGATCGCGGCTGCACCTACCGCGGCGGCAGACGTAAGACCAACCATCCCTAAAACGGCGCTTTTCATCCCTCCGGCAAAGTTGGTGAGGGTTTTGTTTCCGGTTTCGGCCGTTTGGGAAAATTTGGACGTGCTTTTTTCGGCTTTGGCTAAACTAGAATCAACCTGGTTCAATACCTCCAGGTTTTTTCCTAACGCTTCCACCACGAACTGGACATCACCGTCGCCCATTATTCACCTTCCAGACCAAGCCAGGGTTGATCTTCGGCCCATGCGTTATATTCTTCGTGCGCGTTCGCCAGCATCTTGGAAGCTTCGGGGTTATCTGTGGCCCATTCGGCCATATTCTCGGCGTGCTGGCGAGACCGATAGGCGGTATAGATATTGCGCGCCATGTTACAGTCCCGGATCAGGCCCGGCGGCATGACGCGCAATCCTAAAATCGCCTCTACTCCATATTGGCCGATCTCATCGGCTATCCTGAGTTCGGCGGGCCTTTCCCGGATCTCGCCTATGCAGTAGGCGTAGACTCGGGCAACAACACGTTTGGGTCGCCGCTGTTCCCTTTCATGACCTTGCCTATCTCGGTCATGAGCTTCCCGACCAACTGGTGTACGGGTTGCATAGGTGTTCCGGGGAATGTATCGATGGTCACGCCTTCGGGGATGCCGGCCACGGACCACATTGCCACGCAGCCAAGCACAAGGGGCAGCATGGTGACGAACACCTGCGATTCGTCTTTCTGGATGCGGCAACGCGGGCGCTTATCCGATTCGGAGCAGGTCAAAATGTGGGAATCAAGGGCAGTGGACAGTTCGCGCCGTTTCTTGTCGGGCAACTTGGCAGCCAGTTCCATGACCATCGCAAATGCTTCGGGGCAGAACTGCACGCCACACGAGCGCTCCGCTTCGGCATACCGTTCTATTTGCAGAAACGGGATGGGTTCTTTCAACTCAACCGACCCGACAAAGGGCGGGAAATTCACGTCGATCTTCACGGTTCCCTAAACTTTCTGCTTATGAAGCGGTGATCGCGGCGGTGCCCCAGATGGGGTCAACTGTCCGGGACGGATGCAGGTTGATGTTGGCTGAATAGGTCATGGCGACCGGATCGGCCGTATAGTTGCTCACGAAACAAACGTTGATGCCGCCAAAGACCGGATCGCCGGCGGTCCAATATTGCTGCATACCCAGATAGACGCCGAACGACAGTGGAGTCGTGAGTACCCCGGACAGGGGCACCAGAACGGTATGCGACCCGGACAGCGCCGGAACCGCACCTGTTCCACTGGCGGCGACGGCTGCGGAATTCGAGAGCGGTCCGCCGATGGTCAACTTGACGGAGCCCTGGCCGAGCAGGAAGGATTTGAGCGCCTCCTGCAGGGCGGATACGTCCACTTCATCGTTGGTGATGCCGACGCCGCCGATCGTGTTGACGGGCAGGTCGCGCATGGCGGTTCCGTCGTCCAGTTGGAATTTGAAGAATTTGCCTACGGTACGTCCTACATAGTTGGTCATGTCGATCTCCTTGTTTTACGGAATGAAATTGCGAACGAAGGCCAGGGCGAACGTGACCGAAGTCGCGGTCCCGAGTGCCAATTGCCAGCGGATAAATTGTTTTACGGCGGCGGTCTTTGCCAGGGCAACCACGCCGTAGGTCGGGACAGCCACGCCCCCGGACCCACAGTTGATCGAGCCGCTCGAAAGCAGGTCGCCGAATGACCCATCCGAGTTGACGGAAGCGTCCTGGACTTTCAGGGTGGCTGTGATGTTGCCCGCTCCGACAGCATCGAAGACCTGGTAGACCATGTAGCCACCCAAAGCGGTTGCGGCTAACTGGTCGATCCCGGTGGCAGTGTTGGCGGCGGTGCGGGCCGCTTTGGCATGGGCCAGCACCCCCCAGGGGGTTTCGTAGTTGATCAGCACAGACGTTCCATGTACGCCGCCGAACGGAATGGTGGCCGTGTTGGGCGTCTCGGTCGGACCAACCTGATAGCCGGTCTGGTTGAACTGTCCGCAGAACGCGATGTCTCCGGCCACGGGCGGGACGAGTTGCCCCATTGCGATCAACAAGGTCCGCATGGAGGGTGTCTGTTCGAGCGCATGGATGCCGGTCAGGGCAGTATTGTCGAAGATCGAATTGATCGTACCGGGCGAGATGGTGCATGCGCCCAGCCAGACGCCTTTCAACGCTGCGTTTAGTGGATTATCTTCGCCTTCGTCGAACGTGGTAGCCAGGGGACCGAACGAACGGGCATGGCCCGAAATATCGTATCCGTTGGCGTAGATACGGGAATTCTTTAGCAGTGGTACGCCGTTCATTTCTTCACCGCCTTTTTGGGCTTCTCGTCTTCAACAGCAATGGCCCAGTCTTTTTCGATCCAGTCGGCGGCCTTTGCGTCGGGTGCATCGAACACGATCCCGGCCTGGATCTCGATGGTTTCCGTCCGCCCGTCCGCCCGATAGGTATCAATAATGGGATGTGTGGTTTTTATATTCATCAGGCCTCCAGGAATTGCATGATGTCGATGCTGATCTCGCAACCCAGGAACCAGTTGCCTTTCGGATCCTGGACGGGGCCGATTTTTGCGACGCGGGGCTTTCCGTTGTCCATCGCCCCGGCCAGGCTGGTGCTTTTCGCGAACGCGGCCAGGATCAGGGTCACCTTCTGAAGCAGGCCGCTGTATGAGCTGAACAATCCGCCCAGACCCCCGGCAATCGCGCAGTGGTAGTAACGATAGTTCAGGGTATAGCGCAACGTGTTCCACTGGCTACTCGATTCGTCTGCCACGATCCCAAGCCCGGTTATATAATCCTCCGGACGTGGGCATAGCGTTTTAGGTGACATTCTCATCGAGTCGGTGACCTGATCAATGTCCTTGATGGTTACACCTGAGACCGATAGTTTGCTGATGCTATCGGCAACGGTGGCAAGGTCAACGGTTGTGGTCATAGGGGAGACCTGTAGAAATCAAATATTTTTACGGCACGTGCCGGTACATCCTGCGGCCGAATGGTCACACCGCCGGCAGTTATGGTGACATTCCCGGCTCCGCTGGCCTGGCCTTCACGCCCGCCGTATACGTTCAAGGAAATCTCTTCGCAGATCTCCTTGATGTCGGCAGGAACCGCCGGGAAACCGAATTTACCGGTCACCCGCACGCCCCGACGCCAGGTCGGGAAGAACAAGGTACGCTGCGGGGCAAGCCAGATGGATGTATAGGGCCACGCAACCATGCCGGCCGGCGGGTTGGTCGGTTCCAGCTCGTAATCCGCCGATGACATGGCGACATACGAACGCACTCCGGCCCAGTCCACCTCAACCAACGTCGGGGCAGCCGACAGATCGTCGATCTTGACACATTCAGGCGTCTCGGCGGAGTAATAGGCGATGGTATCGGTCGCATCTTTCCAGAACCTGCGCCCCGTAGCCAGGTCGATATGGCGGGAGACAGCCTCGATAATGGTCTCGATGACCGCATCGTCAGCCGTATCGGTCGCGGCGGTCTCGCCGCGCACGGTCTCAAACGCCTTGAAATCCGCCAGAGTTGCGTACCCGTTCGTGATGGTCATCTATTCCTCGTAGTACACAATGACCGCTCCGGTCAGGGTGTTCCCGCCGGATGCAATGACTACTTTGGGAGCGCCGTTCAGAATGGGCAGGGCACGATCTCCGCCCGCCGTGCCGGTCAGGGCCGCACCATCGGCAACGGCATGCACCAGGTCACGTGGATAAAACCATGTATTCGCTGTTCCGGCGCTGGTTTTGGTCAGGAGCGGTTTCGATGACCCGGACTCACACGTCACGGTCACGGTTGCGCCGGTGTCCAGCGTCCCAGGGCGGTACTCGATGGCGTACAGTTTCCCGATAATGGTTCGGCCGGTCGCAGAGGCCGCTCCACCCGAATTGGTGGTCACGGGAAGGTTCTGCAATTTCATGGTCATTTCCTGCCTGCCTTTTTCTTGGGTGCGGGCGCTTCGTCGGTCGGTTCGGCCTGGACTACAGGATCCAGGACAACTTCAGAGACAACTTCGGAGACAGTTTCGGGAGCAGCGACAACCGGTAGGGCTTCGTCGGTCGGTTCGGCCTTGCGATGTTGCAGGAGATAATTCCCGAGATCATCACCGATCTCGACCACCTGGCCGGGAACGAACATGCCGGTTATTTCGTGGCCCTGAAAATACTCACGCATCTTTAGTTTCATGGTCGTTTCCTTCCACAACTTCCACAGATTGAGCACCGATGGCGCTTTTCAATTCATCCAGGGTGACAGACGGTTCCAATTGTTCATCAAGCGCCCGAATATAGCCTTGCAGGAAATAGATGTCTGCTTCGGCCTGTTTGAGTTTGGCGGTAGCCTCCTCGCGCTTGGCGAGGAGGCTTTTTCGGGTTTGCTCGTCCATTACGAACCGCCGCCGCGATTGGTCTTGGTGGTGGTGCACATGATGTAGAAATCCGTGCCATCGGACAGGACGCATTTGATGCTGTGCGTCATGGCGTCCGTGACATGGGTGGCAACCAGTGTGCTGTTGGTTGCGGTGGGCAGGTTGAGCAGTTTGTTGATGCGGACCGCCCCGGTATCCGTCACGCGCATAAAAGCGGCCGTGGCGGGCATGGTGTTTCCGGTGGCAACATTACTGTCCAACTGGACGGCGGAAAGCGTGCCGCCCAACGTGCGGGTATCGGCTGCGGCCTCCAGGGTGGCCCGGATGGCATTGCCGGCGCCGGAGATCGCCATCGAGGCGTCGATACTCAGGGAGGCATGCAGACCGTTCAGGGTCCCGCCGGTCGCGGCTGCGGCATTGGCGGCGAACGCATAGGCGCGCACCGCTTCGCCGCCACCTGCGCCGTATTGGTGCAGGCGGGCATACAGAACACGAGCGTCCTTGCCGGAGGCGGCATCGGAGCGAGCACGGATGTCAATTACCTGCGCAGCGCCAGCACCCAGCTTGAAAAGTTGGGTCAGGGCGGCGCCAGAACCCTTGCCGACACCTAAAATCTTGGTGTCCGGGTCGGGGCGTATACTGTGGGGAATCAGGGAGACAAGAGCCATTTCGTTTTACTCCTATTGGTTGGTTTCTACGAGTGGGGCGGTGTTACCCGCCCCACTACCTCGATATTTCGGACCGATTAGCACCCGACGTAGTAGCTGATCGCGGACGCTTCGGTATCCCGGTAGGTCAGGCCCAGGCGTGCCCAGGCGACGATCTCCCAGGCATCGGCGTTGGCGATGCGGGTGGTTTCCATCGTCATCTGGCGTTTGTAGCCGAATTTCCACTGGTCCCAGCGAACACCCAGGATGGAGCCGTAGGCGTTGTTTGCAACGGTGGTCTGATCGACCTTGCCGGCGCTGTTGGCCTTGCGGGCGGTGGACTTGTAATGCATGAACCATGACGGCAAGATCTCGACGCCATAGGCACGTTTCAGGAAACCGTTTTCGATGGTCGCGGCGCTGTTGACATCGCGGGTCTTGGCTTCGGGCAGGTTCATCGCTGCGAACCAGACGTTCGGATCGACGATGAAGGAAACCTTCGCCAGATCGGCAGCGGCCAGGCCGGCGGTGCCCATCAGTTGCAGGGTAGCCATGAAATCTTCGATGACAAACCCACCGGCAGCGCTGCGGCTATTGGCTGTATTGGTCACGAGGGCCAGTTTGCGCAGGCCGTCCAGCATCAGGAACAGGGAGCCGGCGGTCACTGCGGCCGAGTTACCCACATCGTTGACGTTGGTGTAGGCGGTCGTGGTGGTATCGCCGTCGATCACGGCATGTTCGAGTTGCTCGCCGCCCGAGATTTCCATCTGCTTGCGCAACTGCGGGGCGAAGGAGATCAACGCATCTTCGGTCATTTCGCCGGTGTAGATCACCCGAGCGCCCATTTTCTTGATGCTCAAGGTTTTCTGTGCGGGGGTGGTCACCTGTGAAGCAGCCACGGTCGCGGCCGGGACCTTCAGGGTGCCGTCGCTGGACGAGGCTTCGGCTGCGGTGTACCAGGTCGGGTCGGTGCCTTCGATCGGGAATGCTTCGGCGGGGAAACCATCCGGGATGACCACGGACGGGATCTTGCCGACGATGGCCTGGCTGGCACGGATAACGCCCCACAGTTCGCGGGCGTAGGCGGTGCCGGTCCAATAGGCACCGTCGGTTGTTCCACCGGTGTACATCGGATCGGTGGCAGCCTTCACGGCGTCAATGGTCGGCTCCAGGCCGCAGGCCTTCATTGCGCCCAGGGAGTAGGACGGAGCGAGTTCGGGCTGGCCGAAGTCGCGTTTGTCTTCGATGATCTTGATCGCCAGGGCCTTCATGGCCGAAGGGGAAGCCACGCCCTTGTTCGAGGAGTTGAGGATGTTGATCGCCAGCGAGAGTTCGCCGGGGGTCAGGTTGTCGAACTTCCAGGTATCGCCGAATTTGGCAAGGAACGGCGCACCTTCGCCACCGGGCAGGCGGCGCATTTCGGCCTTTGCGGCGGAAACCTGTTTGTCCACCTCGGCCTTGATGGCGGAATCCTGTGCTTTCTTCTCTTCGGCATCGGCCTTCTCGACCTGCTCCAGAGCGGTGATCTGAGCTTCGAGTTTGACGGCGTCGGCGGTCAACTTCTCCAATTCCTTCGCTTCCTCGTCGGTCAGATCGGCCTTGACGGCAAGCACCTTCAGGCGCTTGCGCAGTTGCTTGAGTTGTTCTTTGGGATCCATGATATTTCTCCTTATTGATCCAGGGTAAAAGCAATGATCTTGGCCCTGCGTTGCAAGGCCCGTTTAGCCGCCGTGCTCTTTGCCGCTTCGCCTGCGGTCTCGGGGTCGTGCGGATTATCGACAATTTCGGGGAGTGTCATGCCGGCTGCGTCATAAATGGCCTTCATGGCCGGCAGGGCGTAAGCATTACGATTGGCAGGGCGCAGGTTGCCGCCTGCCATGTCCCACAGAGACACTTCTGCGATCGGCCAAACCGATATCCGGCCTGGCTGGGTTTTGTCATAGTGGACATTCTTACCGCCGATCTCCAGGCGGGCCAGGTGATCGATCGAACCGGACGATACGGCAGCAATGCCATTTTTGACTGCCTGCATAACGAGTTTCGCTTCGTTGATGGCCTTGTCCAGGATTACCCGGATGTGCCAGCCGTCTGCCTTTTTTTCGAGCGAGCCGTCCTTGGCCTTGCCGATCACAATCGGCGTACTCTCGAAGCCAGTCGCGCCCTGTTTGACCGAGTGTTGGTAAATGATGGCCGGGGACTTGAACGCCTGGGGCATGGTGTCTGTTTCGGCGTCGAAGTACTGGCCGTCCGAATCTTTGCTGTCGAATGGAACCGCCAAAACGTCCAATTCCCAATCCCCAACCGCCTTGATGGCATAGGAGAAGTTCGCCTTTGCGGCCGGGACCCAATCGGTTTTCTCTTCGACCTTTTCCCAGGTGCTTTTATCGGCGAACGCAATCGTGCCATCGGCGGCAGTGGTATAGGAAACCTTGTAGTTGAACTGGCCCAGTTCGACGATAACGTAATCGGGATAGACTTCTTCGACATACCCGCCACTCATCGGAACGGGTTGAGCCATTTCCTGTGGGAATTGTGCATTGAAGGCGTGATAGACGGCATCCAGTTGGTCGCGCAGGGATTCGGCCTTGCCAGCCATGCCCTTGCTGTGCTGCTTGAACATGCTCAAACAGATCGCGGCCGCCTGCTTGTTATGCGCGGCAGTCCCATCTTTCATGACGATGGGGATACAGCGAGCAACAAAATCGTCCTTGGTTTCTCCAGAGTTCGGCTTGGGCATATCAACTCCTTAACAACGTAAAGCGGGAAGATCGTCGAAGATAAAAATTCTTCGATTGACCTTCCCGCTGTTTGTGCTTATCTTGCACTCCTGCGGGGCGCAGGTGGGGCTATTCAGTTGTGATCAGATTATAGCACGAAAATGTCATGAATTGTCAGGATTTACCGAATTCTCGCAACCATTCTTTGATCGCTGCGTTTGCATGTCGGATCGCCCCGGCCATGTTGGAGGAAACGATCTCGCCAACCCAACGCCAGCCGACCAGCCCGAGTTGTCGCGCTTGCCCGGCCAGCGGCTTTCCATAGGCGAACGGGGCGGCTTTGTTATTGTTAGCAAGCGTCCATTTCGTGTCACTGGTCTCTTTCAACTCCCAGGCGTTCGCCAGATCATGAGTGCGATTATCCTGGCCTGGATGGATCTCGCCGCGCGCCTTTGCCGCAAAGAACCAATGCTGTTGACGTGGGCTTGAGAACGGCTCGCCATAGGCACGTGTGTGGGAAACGGTCCGGTAAGGCGGCTCGTGGCGCAGGCCGTGCGATGTGTCTCCAAGCAGATATTCGGCTATGGCATTGCCCGCCACCTTGACGACTTCCCGTAGGCGGTCGATGCGTGCCCTTGTTTCGGGGATACCCGAACTGGTTATTTTGAGCATTTATATTCCCTGGCTGGCCGCGATATCCAGCAACCGGGTCAGCACATTCGGAGAGCGGCGGGCGGTCGTGCCAACCCGCCGGCAGCCACATTTGTAGCCCTTGCAGAGTAGCATCTTATTGGGCGGGTTCTGTGGGTGAAAACCAGCCTGGTCCCACTCGGTCACATAGGCCACCAACCCGTTGAGAGCGTTGCAGGTCGGGCAGTGTTCCGTGTCGCCCTTGATCCAGATCTCTTTGGCGAACGGCTCGGCGGTGGCGTGGATGGCCTGGTTTTTGACATCCAGCCAGCGGTTAGCCCACATGTCCAGCCTGGCCCGGATGGCCGGCAGCGCACTCTCGACCGGCTTGACGCTCAGGACAGTTTGGGCGATCCAATAGCCCAGATCGGGCAAGAAGTTCATCTCGCTGGATATGGCCTGATCGAGCAGCGCCTGCCATTCCGGCGTCATATCGTCGTGGGTCAGGCTGTTATCGGCCATGCCTTCGAACCATGCTTCGGTAAGGTAGGTCCGGATGGCCGATGCAAAATCACGTGTCCATTGATCAGATGAGTAATTGCCTGAGCCGTTGGAAATGTAGCGGGCGAACCGGGTTGTGTAGTTGTAGATGGCCGTCTGGAACGAGAACTGCGATTTCATCCCGGCGGCCTTGATCGCCGCATCCAGGGACGACGTATCGATCCCTTCCGCCAGCAGCCAACCCAGCCAGGAGACGACCAGTTCACGCAGCATTGGTCAACGCCTCCAGCGCCGCCCGCACTTCGGCAACCACGTCGTCGGCCGTCTTATGGACCGGGCGGATCATCTCACGCGCCTGGTCGAACGTGGCTTGGCCGGATTTCACCGCTTCGTACACGTCGGCGGGAATATCGAGATTGTGCCAGGTAACAAGTTTTTTCGCCTTAATACATTTCTCAGCCCATCTGTCCAGCTCTACCAACGCCTTGACAGGCAGTTCGGCGGGCGGTTCGGGCTGGGTATCGCCGCCCAGGTCCGGAACAGAGACCGGCTGAAGCGGAGAACCCGGGAGCGGCTTGACGGGCGCATTCTCGGGCGGCGTCTGGAGCAAGATGCGCTCGGGAGCGATCTGGATCGGGAGCATGTTGTCCCGTTCGTCGCCGATCGGTTTGTCGTGATACCACTCGGCGCGGATCTCCTCGATGGTATGTGTCTCGCTGTATTGCTTGATCTCGGATAGTTCGAGCACGCGGTCAGTCACACGTGGGTCGTCGAAGCTCCAGGACTGGTTGTCGCCATAGACAGGCAGGATCTGGGACGTGATCTTTTCCTGGATGGTCGCCAGCATCGGATAAACGCCGTATTCCATCAGTGTAGCGCGGCCGGTTTTAGAGTTGGCTTCTGTGGCGTTCACGTCCAGGATGGAGGCTGCGCCAGGCGCCAGCACGCCCATGATCTCGTTGCGATTTTCCTTGCGGGATGCCAGGAATTCCATGTCTTTCTGCGAGACAGAATTCTGCAACCACTGTACACCGCCCTGGCCGACGCCGCGCAACATCATCAGGTTGCGCTTTTCCGCTGCGTCCATCGAGTTCTTCTTGATATCATCCCAGATGTCATCGGCCGGATAAGCCTCGAAGGCCAGGATGCCGGGCAGCCTCCCATTGTTCTTTTTGAATAGTTTGGTATTCCACTCCTGCATTCCCAAATCGCCTTGCGAGATCAGGGCAATGGATTCGGTGGCGGACAGGCCCAGGTAGCGGCTGAACGGATTGAAGCGGCGAAAATGGCATATCTCCCACGTTTCCAGCGGGACCTTGTTTCCGTTGCCTGGGTCGTAGGAATAGCCGCGCAGATATAGATTTTTGTCGGGAATGGGTTGGATCATGTGCGATGGGATCAGCCATAATTCGTCCGGCTTCGCCGTTTCGTTGGACCGGTTGAGCCACCAGTAGGCGTTCCCGGTCAGTTTCCACATGGCGGCCGAGCCATACAGGAACTCGATGCGGCTGTCCAGTGGATTGGGATGCGACAGGAGCTGTGTGAATTCGTGCCCGTCGATCTCTTTTTCGCTGGTGTCTTCTACATGACCTCCAACCAGAGAAACGGCCTGCGCCACCAGGTCCACGGCGGTCAACACCCAGGACAGGCGGCGATACAGGTCCGCTTGATTGGCGTATACCGATGGATCGGGCAGGCTGAACGCTTCCGCCTCGGCAGTCGCGCCCATCCAGCGAGGCATGTTTTGCACGATCGCCGCCTTGAGCGCTTCGAGTTCGCGTGCGTGTTCCTTTTTGGTCATCAATCCGAAAATAGCCATAGTGTCACGCTCCTATACAGAATCCACCATCTTGCGGGGGTCGATGTTCGCCATGTCGTCCTCGTAGGCGTAGCGCGTCCCGTCTATGAAATGGTTATATGCGTCAACCGGTTCATCAAGTGTGTTCCCGGCCCGGTCTTCTTTCCGGTGGTATTGCTGGAACTCATTGCGGGCGTTGATACACTTCGTGTCAATGATGATGGTTTGCTGTTGCATCCACTGGATACCGAATGCCACAGAATCCTTACCCTTTTTCGCTCCAACGATGTTTATCCCATTCTGTTGCAGCTCTGCAATGCTCTTGGGTTCGGCACTATCGCCCACAACATGCTCGGTCCCGGTACAAATGCGTTCGTGCGTCTGTTCGTCTTCGCGGTATTTGCCGATCTTTTCCCTGATGCGCAGCGCCAGGATGTCGTTGGTCAGACCGGTCTCGTATAGTTCATCGTAGATATAAATCGTCTTATGATTGCGGTCGTAGTGCGAGACGCTCAGCGCGGCCGGATTGGAACCGAAGCCAAAATCCAACCCGTTGCGGTGGTTGGTGAACTGATCGCGCATGCCCGACAGGTCGCGCACACTCCAATTCGTGAAGATAACATTGCCCAGGACGCCCCACTTTCCCAGGGTGTACACGTCGTAGAAGTATTTATCCTTTTCGTTTTCAAGGTCGCTGATGTCGTCGGGCGTGAGGAAACGATTATCTTTATAGGTCGTCTTGAGAATGGACAGGCGGTCATCGTGATATTCGGCCTGTTCGTCGGCCCAGCCGACATTCGCAAACCAGCGCTTATAGATCCAGTGCAGTTGCAGGATGGGGTTGAAGGATAGGGTAAAGGTTTTCTTGACGTTCCTACTTCCGCCGCGCTGGCGTTTGTAGAGCTGGACGATGGTTTTTTCGTCCGTCTCGGTTGCTTCTTCGACCCGCACATCGGTAAACACGCCTTTGGCCGGACGCAGGCTCTTGAGTTTCTCTACATCGTCCAGGCCGGCGAAGACGATCTGGTATCCATTCGAGCACGTGACCGTCCCATCGGTTTTGTTGATCGAGAATAGTTCGGATAGGCCCCACTCGGTAATGACGGTCTTGATCTCCTGCACAACGGACCCGCGCAGGGTATTCCCGGTCTGACGGCAAACGAGAATGTTGCGTCCGCCTTGCATGACCCGGATCACGTCGCGCTGCGCCAGAAAGACCGACTTGCCCGACGAGGAGCCGCCAAAGAATATCTGGGTGCGCGCTGTGCAGTCCAGATAGGGCAGGTAGACCGAGTTGAATACTTCCTCGTGGATCTCAACTTCCATCGTCGGTATCCTTTACCAGCTTGACGGTGATCTTCGTGTCGTTCAGGTTCAGGTTTACCTGATCGGTTAGTAACTTATGGTGCCGAGCCAGGAGAGCAAGCGCCGCTTGAGCATCGTAGAGTTCCACTTCAACCCACTCGTCTTCCCATTCCTCGGCGGTCTTCCCGTGGCCTTCCGTCCGCCGCGTGCGCTTGGTTTTGATCTTCTTGATCAGGTGCAGGTGTTTTTTGGCTTCGGGATCGTTGAAATTGAAAAAGACGGCCCCGTCATTTTTGATCACGATAAACGAGTATTGGGTAGCCCTGGCCTGGTCTGCCAGGCGGGCAAGAACCTCGTCGGCGCCCATCGCCCGCTCTTTCATCCGCTCGTTGACCCGCTCCAGAATCTGAGGGTTTCTGAGGGCGTTATATCCACTGGATGCGGCAGACACGCGAGACTTGCATTTCGGGTGCGAAGCCATATAAGCCTCGGTCGCGTTCCAACACACCAGGTATTCATCCACGAAAAGTTCTTGCTGGTTGGTTAGTTTCCGCTTTGGCTTATCTTTTTTGGTTTCTGCCATTTGGTACTTCTTATGCCGGCACCTTACCGGTCCCGCCACACATCGGGCAGGGCTTCGTCGCCGGGGTGGATTGCACAACTGTCCCTTTCAATCCATCGATGAATTCCTGCCGGAAGACCGACACGTCCAGGGCCATGTTCTGATTGAGGGCGTTTTCCGATCCGGGCAGGATACAGGCGTCCCCGGTGAACTGGTGACCCACGATCATCTGCGGAACCATCGCCGCCTGCGCAGCGGACAGGATGATGTCATAATTCGGCAACCACTGCGCCTTGAGTTGTTCCCATGTCATCTTGGTCGCCGTGGCGGGTTGTCGACCGTAGTGGGACGGCCATTGCAGGTACTTCGAAATCCACTTATCCATTTGGTTGTTCGTGTAGGACGCAATGAAATTCTTGTTGCAGTACAACCCGATGGGCAGGTCGGGAATGTTCCCGGCCAGGGTCGCCATATATTTCTCGTTGTGCCAGGAAATGTTGGCCGCCGAAGCACGCGGGACGGTCGAAACCGAGACGGTCTTTTGATGTGCCCGCCAGTTGTTATAAGCGCTCCAGTTTGTCCACCATTGTTCCTGATCGCCAAAGATCGCCTTGACGGGCAGGCCTTCGACGAGCAGTGTTTCCGCCGCCCAATCGGCTTGACCGACCGGGTCCAAAATGATGTCATCCCACAAATACGCCATAAGCAACAGTCCGCTCTTGGCGACCGCCTGGGCATGCTGACGGGATTTTTTGGATAGGACCGGTTTGGGTCCGCTTCGATCCTGATAAAACCCTACGATCACGGACTGGACGCCCCCGTCAATAAACTTCTGGGTATCCAGGTGGTCGACCCAATCGCTTACGTCTACAACCAATGGACCGGTGATTTTCATTTCGGCTCCAATCTCAATTGTTTGCTTTCCTTCGGGATGCGGATCCTGCCGGCCAATTTCAGCGTCACGTAATCTATGCCCAGATAGAGCATCGGGTTGCGATCTGGCCGCTCCCGTTTCTCCCGCTTCTTGAAAACGATATTTCGTCGCTTGTAGGTTTTGCGGGTCATTTATTCCATCCCGGCAGCACCAACCCGAACAGGCCCGCCACTGAACGAAGTATCCCGAACGTTGACATGGCGTCCAGCGCCAGGAACAATGTCAGGGATACCAGGATGGTCTGAACGGGTTTTCGCACGAGTAAATTCAGGAAGGATGGGAATTTCTTCAGTTCGCGGATCTCATTGAGCAGTCCAATATTGGCGCTGTCCAACTCTTTGTCTCCGCGCATATCCGTCTCGTACTGATCCATGAACTCATCAAACCGCTTGGTGAGCGCCACGATCGCGTCGCGTTCGTCTTTGGTCATATTGGCCTCGATGGGGAAAGCCGCGCCCCACCAGTCCGACGCTGCCTTAATAGGTCTGAGTGTTATGGACGGCGCAGGGCGCGGCTGACCGACTGTATTATTTGGTTTGACCGACTGGACGAATGGCCGCACCAATGGAGCCGACGCTGAAGGCGGCGACCAAAGCCTGTATCATGTCCTCGTTCAGGGGGAAGGTGGGGACAAACGCTTTTAGAAAAATAAAGGCCAGGCTGACCAGGAGTGACCAGAAGCGCAGGGAGCCAAAGATCGCGGCGTAGATGGGCCCGGGTTGCAGGGATTCGGCTGCGATAAACGCCACGATCGCAATGACCACGTTGATAACGGCCGTCTGGTCGATCTTTGCGGCGACCGCCGGCACATAGGTGGTCAAGACAACAAAAACAATGGCCAGGACGACTGCCCAGAAGCGGGGCGATTTCAGGGTTTCAAGCAGGTCAATTTTCATAAAATGCTCCTTTCGAGCAGAAAACAAAAAACCCGGACACGATCTCGCGAGAGATGTGTCCGGGTTGGCGGGCCGGGATGGCCTATTTGGTTGTTGCAAATGTAATCACATTATAGCACGCCCAAAAGGAAAAAACGCCCTATCATTTAGTGATTAGAAATCCAAGAGATATTGATCGCTCTGCGAAACGCTCCCCCCCTGCCCCCCGCTCACTCCCATTAGTTCCCCTAATTTATTCTGTGATAAATTCCGCTCCTTCAAGACGCGGCTAACGATCTGTTCGATGGTTTCCATGTCAATATTCTGCCATATGAACTATTAGATTACACGATTGATGTGTTAGATTTCCTTGACAAATTAGCTAAGTGGTATTATTATCTCGTCACTGTTAGATGTCTCTAACGCTCTGAAAGGAACACCGAATGACCGAAACCAATCCCGTACTTGAAACATTGAAAGAAATCGTTCGCGATGCCGGCAGCCAGAAAAGGGTTGCCGAAGAACTGGGTATTTCCGCCCCCTACTTGCACGACATCCTGGAAGGCAAGCGCGACGTTTCCGATAATATCGCCCGCAAGCTTGGCTTCCTGCGAGCTCCCACCCAATGGGTCCCCATCAAAAACAATACCGGTCTGGCCGTATCTGCCGATGGAATAATCCACGGCGACCAGATCGGCGAAGCGCTGGCCCGGCTTGATGCTAGAAACCAGGGCTGACATGCAACCCACCGTAAACCACACTCGCATCATTCTCCGGGCGATCATCGCCTGGAAAATCCGCACCGGCCAGATCATAGCCCCCGCAAAGGCAGCATAACCATGTCTCGCATCCCGCTTTCCCGACAAGAACGTGCCGATTTGCTCTATGAGCGCCTGCTCAATGCCTATGCCAACAACCCGGATTCTCCGGCGGTCAAGACTGCCCGGAAGGCCTGGCAAAAGGCGCTGGACGAATATCGGCAGGAAAAGAAAGCGAGCAACTGATGTACCTGTCATCCCTACGCCTTGACCTGATCCACGAGTGTCACGAAGCGGAAATCCGCCTGGCAAAACTCGATCCCAATGGTTGGGACTGGTGCAACGCCCATTCAGCCGAATACCCGAACATTGCCGACTGGAAAAAGGCGCTGGACGCCCAAATCGAGTTGGTGGCGAACGAGCAGAACGTCTGTGTAGTTTCATAGTCACAGGATAGCACACAGGACAGCTCCCCATGCTTCCCGCCAATTTTCCCCCATATCCCCCCGTCACATTGATCGCCCTGATGTTCGCCGTCTCGTTCGTTTTCGGCCTGGGCTACAACTGGTTTTTCCGGTGGGCGAAGATCCCGGTCGAATGGGCGGTGGTGATCGGAACGATGGCGACGATTGCAATTCTCTACGGCTTCTTCTGGTCGAACGAACTCCGGGGCGAGCAGTGGGTGCTCCTGATGCTCATCGCCTTTGCCGGCTCCGGCTCCCCGATGGCGATCGGCACGATCAAGGTCCGCAATGCCAGCCATAAGCGCAAGACGATCACGGGCGCAGCCGCCCGGATGCGGGATGAAGCGGTCATGGACCTGACCGTCCTGGCCGGGAAGATCGACAAAGCTGAGCACGTCCGGAATTTGTACCAGATCATCGGAACGTTGAACGCACTTTAGAACCTTACAACTTGATTCCCTTATTGTGGGCGTGTAATTCCGAGGCGGAGTGTCGGGACTTGACCAGCGAGAAGCCCCCTAGACAGACTGAAGCGCTGGACCGGATCGCCCCTAATTGTACAAGCCTGCGCCGTGTCGAGCATAACCATTCGGACGAATACCCAGGTGCTCACTGGAACCGAGCGGCGCAGGCACCCTAAGCAATTCGCGGACCACAAGCATCGGATCGGAAATGTGTGTCGTCCGCTGATTGTGACCGGGCTAAATCTACGGCAGGAGTTGTCCTCTCCAAGCCTCTGGCCCGGTCAAGTCGAATGAGTCTGGTTGCCCCCCTCAACCAGGTCAGATTATCGGTAGCGCCCGGGTGGGTTACCCCTCCTTTCCCGCCCGGGCCCCTGGGGAAGCCAGCAACTTGGGAAGAGTTGCCGAAAGTCCAGATAACCAATTCCTGCCGAACGGAACGTTCCGTCTGAGCATCGGCAAACAGTGAGGCCCTGGGACGTAGGAAAAGACGCCAACGAAACCGTACCGAAACGCAGCGCAGTTGCGTGGCAGCCGGAGAGACGGCATTCTTTCTCCTCTCGAAGCCCCCGGTCGGTTCAGGCCGGGGGCGAAGGAAAACGAAATGATCGAAGCACTTGCCCTACTCATCATGTTTGGCCTGATCTTGATCGCAATCAAGATACTTGGCCTGTAAAACGCAAAGGCCCCGCCGATGCGGGACCTGGCTGAGATTACTTGGAAGGCAGTCTCAGCCCCCATTTTAGCACAAATTGGAGGCTTATGGACACTCAAAAAACTGTAACACGAATTGATCTCGAACGCTGCGGCTCCGGAATTTTCCTGCGCCAATGGTTCGAAGGCTGGCACGATGACGGCTCAACTCCCCCCGACAGCGACGAATATATCCCGGACCAGACGGTCTCGGCAGCGCTTGCAAAATACGAGCGCCAGGGATTTACCTGCGAGATGGCCAATGGTCAACTCGGTCGGGCGCTCCGGGGAGAGATAACCCGGATCGATTTCATCCAACTGGCCGATGGCTGGCATATCCGCAAATATCCCTATGGCTGGACCGCCAAGACGCACCCGATCTCGGAAACGATCTGCCCTACCGCCGAAGACGGAATTCTCTGGTGCGAAGCCCATCGCTGGACGGTACGAAGATGGCCGGGAGGCGCACGAGCATTCAAGGGCCAGCCCCGCCCCATCCATGACAAGGCCACCATCCAGTATTTGCGCCGGCAGGTCGAGAACAATCGACGCGACGGCAAAGCCGATCCCCGCCACAACTACGATCTCGCATTCGACTTTTAGGTGATCCCATGAACAACGAACAAGAACTTCTTACCCAACTGACCCGCATCGCCGACGCCCTAGAGCGCCTGGCTTCCAACGACAAAGCGGTTTCGCCGAACATCGTGCGACCGATCGAAGAATTTCGCTCTTTCGACTGGGCCGGCCATCAGATCGAAGTGGTCAAGAGCGACAACGACGGCCCGACCCACGTGTCCTACAACGGCACGGTTTTTACCCGCCGCAGCCCGGTCAACAAATTCGAGCCGGCCATCTGGTACAGCGCTTCAGCCGGCAAGGACGAAGACGGGAACGTCCTGTATATCAAGTTGATCACCTTCCGGACCATTGGCGACGCCGATCCATTGCCGCCCAAGGCGATTGGCAAGACCAATTCCGGATCCGCTCCAAGACCTGCTCAGCCTGCCCCGAAATCTGCCACTCCCCAAACTCCCGCCGCTTTGAAATTCAGCGACCCCAAGATCGTCGTGATTTTCGCCAAGGAATGGGGCGGCACGGCTTCCGAAGCGGCCCAAACCTTATTCGCCCTGCATAAAGACGGACGATTGCCCGACACACTGAGCGAAGCCCAGGCTCGGGAGTTCGCCCAGGGATTTAAGGAGAAAATAGCATGACTAAAATAATCGTTACCTCTCAAAAAGAATTTGACGACGCCCTCCGGGCGGAAGCCGACGAGATTGAGATCCGTGGAGATTTCTCGGGCATTATCAAATATTCCCCATACCTTTATGTCGCGGAGAACAGCCAGCCGCACGTCGAGGCCAGGGAGAACAGCCAGCCGCACGTCGTGGCCAGGGAGAACAGCCAGCCGCACGTCGTGGCCTGGGAGAACAGCCAGCCGCACGTCGAGGCCAGGGAGAACAGCCAGCCGCACGTCGTGGCCTGGGAGAACAGCCAGCCGCACGTCGTGGCCTGGGCGAACAGCCAGCCGCACGTCGTGGCCTGGGAGAACAGCCAGCCGCACGTCGAGGCCAGGGCGAACAGCCAGCCGCACGTCGAGGCCTGGGAGAACAGCCAGCCGCACGTCGTGGCCTGGGAGAACAGCCAGCCGCACGTCGAGGCCTGGGCGAACAGCCAGCCGCACGTCGTGGCCTGGGAGAACAGCCAGCCGCACGTCGAGGCCAGGGCGAACAGCCAGCCGCACGTCGTGGCCTGGGAGAACAGCCAGCCGCACGTCGAGGCCAGGGGCAATATCATGTTACGCCTTACAGGGAAAATTTCCGCAATCGCCACTGACACCTGCATGGTCTATTTGCACAACGGAGCGGTCTGTAAAGGCGGCCTACAGTCGATCGCCAAGCCGATCATAACCGCATCGGACTGGTTGGAGTTCTATGGCGTCCCAATTAAACGCGGAATTGCCATACTCTACAAAGCAGTTGACGAGGATTTCAGTACCGACAGAGCCCGCGCAAGGAATATTTCGTACAAGCCCGGTGATACACCGGCCGCTCCAGATTGGGACCCGATTCCTGAATGCGGCGGTGGATTGCACTTCTGCCCGGAGCCGGGCGCTACCCTGCAATTCAACAGCGATCCAAAACATTTCGTTGCCTGCCCAGTGAAGGTTTCCGAGATCGTCGTCCATGAAAACGCAGAGTATCCGACGAAGGTCAAGGCTCCCCGGGTTTACAAACCATGCTACGAAGTGGACCGATATGGCAACCCAATCGAGGCGAAGAAATGACATCCCCCGTCTACGACCGTCTCCTATCCGAGATCGACGACGATCTTGAGCGCAAGGTACTCACGGTCCTGCTGAACCAAGCCGGCCAGCGCATCAGTCGCCAGGGTCTGATCAGATCCATATTCAACGTTTATGTCGCCCCCGACAAGCTGGCTGCCTCGACCGAAGATCGCCAGATCCGGGAATGTATCGACCGGTTGCGGGAGCAAGACTGGCCCATCCTGTCATCCTCCAGCCAGGCCGGCTATGTGCTTGAGTACAACGAGACAGCGGTCTACAAATTCGCCGCCGAACAGCAAAGCCGGTCCGAACACGCCCGCGAAACTGCCCGTCACGCCTATGCGTCGATCGGCAAGGCCAGGGCCATCCAGGAAGCCGTCAGGACGCAGACGGTAGTCACCCAAGAAAGGTTGATCCCATGAAACCAGACTATTGCTACACCGTTCTACCCGATGGGCGTGTCCGATTGGTCAACAACTATAACGGGCAGGTGCTCACAATCACCCGTGCCCAGGTCGTTCGAACCCTGGCCATGTCCGATCTCGCTCCGGATTTGAAAAAGAAATACGTCGGGGCCCTGGCCGCGCTGGATCGTGCCGACCGGGAAAGCCAACGGGTGACGCCATGACCATGCCGCCCAGATTGGTTCAACACACCATCCGCCACACGATGACCTTCGAAGGCCAACTCCTGGATACCGACGCACTTGTCCAGGAGCATGTTCCCGCCGGCGCAATCGTCGATTATTCCCGCATCTGGACCGAGAACGACGGCGTAGACCATTTTTATCTTGTCTGGAAAGAAACTGACCAGCCCGCGGAGCAGACCAATGGCTAAGAAACATTGGATTTACATCAAGCGCGGGCTCTCTGAAGACCCAAAACACCGGGCCCAGATGGGCGAATGTGTCTGGCTCTACATGCACATCATTGATCGGGCCGATTGGGAAACCGGGATCGCCTACGACTGGAAAGACAGTCAGGAAGCCGCCGAGATGGGAATGCCGGTGGATACCCTGTGCCGGCAGCGCCAGAAGTTGGACGAAATGCGCTATGTCCACTGCGAACAGAAACAGCATGGTCAGGATATCTATATTTACGAGTGGCGCAACCCACGGGAATATGACACCGAAGTCAAAAACCCCCGCTCTCAGGGTAGTCACGAACAACCACCCTCGACTGTTCAGGGTGATAACCAGGGTAGTAACCAGGGTAGTAACCAGGTTACCCTACAGGTGGAGACTCCTACATCCAGTTCAGAATCAATATCAATGTCAGTTAAGCACACCGCCCCCGATTTTTCGACAATGGAACCCATCGAAGCCATGAAAGTCCCGGAACTGCGGCTCTTCCGGGACGCCACCGGTTTCTTTCCGGGGCGTTTACTCTACGAGATGGTTTACGTGGCCATCCACGACAAACGGATCTCCGGGGAGCAACTCAAGACCGCCTATTCCGCCTGGCTGGCCCGTGGGTACAACGCAAAATCGCTGGACTGGCTGGAATGGTGCGATAGGGGGGTCCCTGCCCGATCCTTTGGGCGCTCTTCTGCTCCCGCCGGGCCCGCCAGCATTATTCCTGATGCGGAAACAACCCGCCAGATGTTGGCCGAGAAGGAAATCAAGGCGGTCCCGCCGCCGCCCGAATTCGGAAGAGCGATCAAGCGCCTGTCCGAGAAATTGGCAGTAAAGGATTGATATGAGTGACCAAATTTGTCCAAAATGTCTCAAACCGTTACAGGCCTGCGATTGCACGCCGCAGTCGATTGGCCTTGTCACAGCCGGCCTTTTCCCGAGCATCGACGCCCTGGGCAATTACCACCAAGCCGTCCTATTGCGCCTGGAGGCGGAGCGGGGCTCCGACCCCGCCGCCTACGATCGGGCCGCGGACGCCCTGCTCGCCGCCGGGATGCCGAATTCCGCCGCCGCCTGCCGGGAGCGAGCCGGGCACTATCGGAAGATGCAGGAGCAGCAGGCGTGAAAAGCGGCCGGCAGTCCAAATCCCACGCAACCCCGCTCAAGAACAGGTTTCGCCGCGGCGATGTCGTGAAACTGAAAAAGGACGGGACCGTTCACGTTATTGCGTGGGTTGAGAAAGACGGAAGCATGAAATTTGAAGATTTTGGAACCGCCCAACGCGGAGAAGTTATGTGGGTATCTCAAAAACGAGTGTTTTGCTTTTTGTCACGAGCCACAAAGAATCCCTACGGCAAGCTCGTGGCAGACGAAGACATGATGCCCCCGCTTCGCGAAGAAAAAGTAATTCAGGATAGTCTTTTTTGAAAGGATCACCCTATGAAAAACGGACTTTTGACCAGAGAAGATATCCCCACTCTTGAAGCCAATAAAACCACCGACGCAGCTATTGCCCTCAACGTGATGGGTTGGACGCTCGGCGAATTCTACGACTCCGTTGGACGGCTGGACTGGAAAAAACCAGACGGTTCGCTATGCAGCATGGGCGCTTTGCCCGATTTTAGCTCTGACATCGCGGCCGCGTTTCTGGTGGTGGAGAAGATGGCGGAGTATGAGCATGCGATTTGTCGAGGAGAACCCACCAAAGAATTGCACAAAGACTCAAACTTCCTAACCCTGACGGATACCGGAGAAGATTGGGCCGCAACCTTCGGGTGTGTTTTTTTAGATGACGAATGGTTTGAGCCGGGCAACAATAATTGGCCCCTTGTGGCACACGCCCCCGCCGCCCCCCTTGCAATTTGTCGTGCCGCATTCCTTGTAATCATGGAGACATCCCTATGACCACTACCATCACTTCCTCCGTTTCTCTCGCCACCCTGGACGCCCTCGAAACTCTCCCGGCGTCCCCGAAGCAGATCCCGGCCACGGCCACGCTCGCCGAGCTGGAAGCGATCCGGGCTGGCTGGATCGAACAGGCTAAGGTCGAGCAGATCCCGGAGAAGATATTCGAGATCGGGTTTTACCTGGGCGGGCCGATGAAATTCCTGGTACATCGCTCCAGTGGCCTTTATCGCAGTTGGCATGATGCTGACGGGCGTATCGAAATCGTTGCCTGTCAGACGATCAAGGGTCGGAATGTGCCGGCGTTTGCCTGGAATATCGTTCGATCGGTCTACGCAGCCGTGGACGATAACACGGTCCTGGCCTGGGCATGGTCCTACACCGGTCAGGACGAAAACGCCCCCGATATGCCGGCGGACGCAGTAGCGACGCCAGGTCTGTACATCCCCGGCGAATGGACCGCCCGGGCACTGGCGCTTTCCCCGAAAGCCGAGAAAACCCGCATCGGCATTGCGCAGGTTTCGACCGTGGCGAAGCGGGACGAGTTGGCCGGGAAGTTGCTGGTCGGGAAGTCCATTTAGTCTTGCGGGAATAATCGTTACCGTGACCAAACGAAAGAGAGTGAATATGTCTAAATGTCAGAACTCAGCTTTTTACCGCTTTACATGGCCGGGCCAAAATGAAAGTTTTATCTGCACCGAGCACGTGAATA